TTATATATTCTTTCCTGTTTTAATAGCGACGTCTACTTTTTGAACAGACAATGGAGACCCATTAATATCTGATTCAAATCCAATTTGTAATACTTTCCCAGATCCTGAAGCATTAAACTTTAATGTATCTAAAGCAATACCATTTGCATATTCTGCTATGCCGTATTCTCCAGTTCCATATTCAGCTACAGTAACAGGCTTTAAAGAAAGCGTACTACTATTATAGTTGTTGGTGTAATCAAAACCCCATTTAATAGAAATAACTTGATTACTACCACCAATGACAACCATTCCTAGTTTCTTAAGAATCTTAATAGATGTCGGTTGCTCAAAGTCAAAATAGTTAGTGTAGTAAGACCAACGATAAACAGATGTATTGTCTTGATATCCAGTATAGTTACCAATATACCCTGCTTGTCCTACGTATAGTTTTCTATCTTCTGTTACATTAAACGCTGTTGGATTAATGTTTTTCCAGATAGTTGTTCTTGCTGCACCATTCTCTAATACACCACGAGTATCAAAACAATATGTAAAACCTACTGATGGTAAAGACAATAGATAAAAAGCATCAGTAGCAAAGTAAACTGCTTTAATATTCTCTAGTGTTTCTGTTGCTACGTTAGCAATAAGATCATCACGCACATTCTTAGATACATCACGGAGTGGCATTGATTTTTCTTGAATCAAACGACCAAGTGACTGTACACCTGTTTCAGATAAAAACATAATATCTGAACCAAATACGGAAGCAACTGAATCACGAGCAATGCAACCAAATCCTTTTATAACATCTTGTAATGTCATTGTTGCAGGATCTTTAGGATTAGAATATATTACAATACTACGCTTACAAAAGATAACTAAGAAACCACTATGTGCTCCTAAAGCGACAATACCATCTCCAGTAGGAATAACTGTGCTAATGTCTAAATAACCTGAAGTTCCTGTAGTATGATTTGATGGATCTTGAAGATCACTAAAATAAACAGTTTGATTGTCACCAGTAATGTTAGCCGTCCAGAGACGACCAAAAGCTGTTAATGCACAGTTAGGCATGAATGTAGTTACTGAATATCCTGTTGGAACAGTACCTATATCTCCTAATCTTTGGAATCCATAAGATCCTGTATGATTATGTGTTGCATTACCTACTTTATGATATACTAATATTGGATGTCCTGCTTGAGCAAAGATAGCATGAGCAGAAGTATTGCCGCCTTTGTTAAAAGGCATAGAAGCAACTTGCCAGTTATTTGCTGTGATACTATATGCAGTTGTACCTGTACCAGCAGCATCAACAACTGTTGTGTCTACGGCTGCTGTTAATGTAGTAGTACCAGTATAAATCTTATTCCCAGCAGCACTAAATACTACGTTACCATCAGATTTAACAAATTCAAATATAGTTCTCACTGCTGGAGTAGATGTAATTGCTGTTGTATTTAGTTTAGTCCAGCCTTTACGAGCACCGATACGACCATATTTATCAATGACACAATTGAATGCTTCTAGTGCGTATCCACTTGTAAGCTGGACTGACGCATCTTGAATATTAAGACCGGAAAAGCCCGGAGCTTGTATGGAACCAGTTAGTAACTGTTCAGCCATTAGCTAATCCACTCCGCTTCTTCAAGATAACGACCACTCTCAAGAGAGATAGCATCACTTAAAGAAGCTTTATACATTGCAAAAGCTTCATTAGAAGCAATACCGCCATCTTCGCCACGCTCACCCATTGCACGGGCTAAAGCATTAAATATGACAGGTTCTGATGGAATTAATAAAGCATCTGAGTTAGCTGATAAAGGTACTTGTGGTTTAATTACGTTAAAACGAATATTGTAAACACCATTAGGAATTGGGTATAAATCTACTTGTGTATCTCCGTTAGCGTCTGTACCATTAAAGTTATAATATCTTGGTTGATCTGTTTGAGCTGTTTGTATTAAAAACAACTTGTTCATTTGTTCGGTTGTTTGTAGTTCAAGCATATAATCGTTGGTGTCATTAATTACATCAATGACACGGAAACGCTGACCGGATCCTACTAATATATAGTTAAATATATCTGCACCAGTTGTAGCAGATAAAGTATCTGATAATGCATTCCAGTTATAAGCATCTTCACATTGACGCTTTGCATCATTAACAAATTTACCAATAAGTTTTGAATAAGAGTTGTCTGATACGGAAGAAACTTCGTTTTCACGAAGTCTAATCAGTACATCATTTACTAATTGTAAGTAGGTTGGGGATGCCATGGTGTCCTTATTTTAACACATTTTATACTAAATGTCAAGATTTTTATTTGTCAATATATGACAGTTTAAGAGTAAATCCGAGTACCAGCTTTGTCTATAATTAAGACTTGTTTCCTCGGAGGTCTAGCAGCCGTATCAGGAACGCTTATATGCGTCCATGAGTCGAACTCTCGTATTAGCTGGTCATACCCTATGTCAGAAGCTATGATAGCCTTCACAACCTCATTAGGTGTCATTCCGGGAACTCTGATGTCAGCAGCACATCCGATACGATGTTGGCTGGTATCTTTAGAGCCAACGGAATCATTAACCTGTTTAGACCTGAAACCAGAGTTAATTATTACAGGCTTACCACCCAATACTGTTTTAACCTGCTCAAGCATTGCTGCTAATCTGGTTAAGTTAGCTATTTCAGTAGCATTAGGAGTATTATCAAACTCTCTGTGAGAGGTAGCAATAAGTTCTTCTAAGGTAAAGTGATCACTAAGGTTCATTTAGCTTTATTCCTTAGTTCAGTTATTTTCTCAAGACTGCGTGATCCAAAATATGCACCGAACACGAGCATCCCCCAATTACCAAGCAGCGTAACATAGGACTCGTTTGCGTTCAAACCAAAGGCTGACATCATAGCAAAAACAAAGTAACCACCAAGAATTGCTATTAAAGCCATTGGTCGTATGTTTTTAGATAACCAAGAGTCAGAAGACATATCTGATTTCCAGCGATCTGAGACGTTGTTCTGCTCATTCATATCAGCTTGGATTTCAGCAAGTTTACCTTCTTGAGCTAGTTTAGCTAGGTCTAACTGGGCTTGTGCTTTCTGTGCAGGATCAGGAATCAGCTTATCAACTAGCTTCATTCCTACACCAATGATGTCATCTATTCCAAACATATTATCTCCACATTCCCCAAGTACATTCGTAAGCAACCCAAGCTGCAAATATGTAACACAACAACATTACACTTCTCATTACTTTTCTATCGTGCTGTTCTAAATACTTATCTTGTCGTTCTTCCCACTGCTTTCTAGCTTTAATACCTTGTATCTCTTCCCACGCACGGGAACCATATTTATTAGTAATCTGTTCTTGTATCTTGTATTCAGATTGTTTTGCTATTAATAACCGTTGCCACTCATCTATTGCTTCAATGATAGTGGTCGTGTCAGGATTAATTTGTCTAGATTTTTTTCTTGCATCAGCCCTATCTTTTACCGCTTTATCAACTTCATTTAAGACACCATCAATTGCTTTACTTAATTCTTGTGATGCTTTAACAGACTCATTTATTGAGCTGGTTACTTGTTTAACTCCAGCAGTAATTCCGAATGGATCTGACATTCAACTTAATAACCTCGTTTAGCGCCAGTTTTCTTCTTAGGTTTAGCCATTCCTGCTTGACTCATAGCAATAGCCACTGCTTGCTTACGAGACTTAACTACAGGACCTGTCTTAGAACCAGTGTTTAAAGTACCAGCTTTATACTCATGCATTACTTTACCGATCTTAGCTGATTGTTTCTTAGTTTCTTTCATGGATTCTCCTTAGTAAGTATAAGATACTGCTGGTGCGTTGTCTACTTCAACAGTAATGATTACTGATACTGTGCTTCCTGTTTCTGATTGAACTCTAATTTCATCACCATCTTCAAGAGTAATATAAGCATTATCAAATTTAAGAAAGGATTTAGCGGATACATCATACGATGCAACTATAACAACTTCAGTAGCAGCGCTTTTGTCATACCACCACGCACTGAAGTGTTTAGTAGATGCAGTTGAATTACTAGCAAATAATAAATTTAAATTAGCAACTTGTTTAGTTGGAACAGTAAACAATGTTGTTTTAGTGTTGGCTGTAAGGTTACGACCTACGGAATATGAACGCATAGTACCTTAAGCAAAGTGTTTAAGAATCCAGTCTTTGAAGACTGTTAAGAATATACCAATACCAGAAGCTAAGAACGCTACCCCACCTAAGAATCCTTTATAACGCATCATCTCATCACGCACTGCATGAATACAGTCTAGTATCTCTTTCTGACTGGCTTGTAGCTTTTCTACTTCAGCTTCTAACACAGCGATACGCTCTACGGAATCAGTCATTTAATTAATCCTTAGATGGAAAAGATAAATCAAGTGCTGCTAATTGTTCAACTGTAGTAACTGAAGTAATAGTTGTTTCTAGTTCTGTAGCTTTAGTAATAACTTCTGCACGATAAATAACTACATCGGCTGGAATAGCAACATCACGCTCTGCTTTACGGATTACCATCCAATCAGTTGCAGACAACAAAGAACCAGCAGTAGCCTTAACTTGAGCAATGAAGTTAGACTTTAAACCTTTGGTAACTAATCTCTTAGTAGAGTCTACCATTGCTGGTTTGCCATCTACTGTGCCTAGAACTTTGACATAGAGTGGGTTACCATTCTCATCTGATTCTTCTTTATCTTCTAACGCTTTAGGATTAGTGATGTCACCATCCCAATAGAATCTGTCATCTGCTCTAGCAACATCAGCAACTTCAGTAATACCAATAGCTAGTTTTTCTTCTAGTGTGGTTAGGTTTAGCCAGTTAGCTGGATACTGTATGTCATGGACAGTAAATGCAGTTCCTTGTGCTAAATGACTACCATTCAATATAAACATAATTACCTCGCTAAAGCGTTTTTAAAAGGGTTTTCGGCAAATGCCATGTAGATGTAAGTATCACCACTTCCGTTATATGCTTGACCATTATTTTTTATTTTAAATCCATTAGATAATAAATCTAATTGATAACTTGAAGCAGTATATTCAGCATCAGATACATTGGCATACAATTCGTGAAATGTTGTGTTGTAAGGGTCACGAACAGAATCTTTAATCATCCAATAATATCCAGCCGTTGTTGTAATTTTAATCATTACATATTTTGGTCTAAATCCTGTATAAACAAAAGGACCATCAGTAGAACCATTGCCTGTATAGCTACCAAACTTACTAAAGCCAGCTATTTCTGACCAGCAGTAGGCTACATAAGTTACACCGTTATCGTTATAGTCACTAAAAGATTGTTGCAAAGTAAATGTTGTTGAGCTTACACCCCAAGTAGGTGTTGCAGTAGCGGATGCAGAAGTGGAATTTAAATACAAATATTGGTTTATGCCTGTAGATGTGTGGTAAGTAATCCAATTTCCTGTGCTACTTCTTTTCTTAACAATAATCATTGCTGGAGCAACACCAAGACTATGACCTACAGTAGCACCAGTTGAACCATTACCTGTATAAGTAACTACACTAAATCCAGCAGAAGCATTAACGCTTACTGTTGATGTAATAGAACCACTTGTATTAGATGATGATGAGCCTTGACCAGCTTGCCATTGCCAGCCTACATAATTGTTTCCAGTTGCATTTGATAAATTCCAGTTGCTATTGGAGGAAGCAAGCGTAAATCCATTGCTATTTATTGCTGATACCATTCCATAGTTACCAGCAGTATAGTAATTTTCTTGGGGTGTTCCGTTTGAAATTAACTCATAATAATATGAGCCGTTACTTCCTCTATTTGAATCAAAAAGAATATTATCGTTTGCGCCTGTTCTGTTTTTAATCCAAATAAAATCGGGCTTAAATCCAGCAGTATTTGTTACAGATTGAGTCGCACTTGTTCCAGCGTAGGTAGTAGCATCCATTACTGTATTACCTTTAACAATAGTGCTAGTAGGTAAGTTAAAAGTATTGAGTGCTACAAAGCCTGTTGGTGGAGTGTAGGAAAATGCTCTTTGACCGCAGTTAAAGCCCATAACTGCACCAGTAGTGTACACATCCATTTGCGGAATCATATTTTGACTTGCACCTGTCCAAGTGTATGCCGCACCTGTTTTACTTGCACCGCTTGTTGGGTCACCTGATGCTTGCCATGTTCCATTTTTAGCAAAATAAATTGCACCGTTAGTACAATCAACCGCTACTGAAATAATATCCCCAGTTGTGTAAGTTGCTCCGTATGCTGAAGTTCCGTTATTGTTTGTTTTGCTACCGCTTGAAAAATACCCGTAGCTTTTAGAACCATAACCAAGATAATTAAATGGTGTTAATCCAGCTAGTTGGTCAACATCACTAGAACCAACACAACAATAACCTGAACTTATAGATGTCATTGTAAATTCATAATAAAATTTACTTGTTGTGCTAGACATTGTTCCAATAGAGCCACCACTATTAGAACCACTTGTTCCTGATATTGTTAAATTTGCGTTAGATAACGCTTGAAAATTTGCTCCACCAATAGGGGCAAACAAAGGATTCATGGTGCAATAGTTAGCCGTTGTTGCACTTGTCAATGTAGGAACATCAGTCATTGAATCGTAAGTAGTGCCAGCAGTTAGACTTAGGTTATTAGTAGTCCAGTTATTGCTATTACCGCTAAAGTCGTAACCTAATGTAGTAGTGCTTGTAGTGTTGGTAAACGGCAAATAAAAGCCATTAGTGCCGTATGTGCCTGTGTATTTAGCTGGTTGCCATACACCAGTTAATGAGTTTGTAGAGCCAAATGAAGATGGGGTAAGGGCTTGACCATCAATGAAGTTTACTTCAGACATGTAGCCGTCAAAATAAGAATCGCTACCATAACCAACACGACTAGAAATAGTGTGTGACGCATTTCTATTTACCGATAAATCAGTATTTTGAGAAGGATTATTAAGAGTAGTAAATGAAGTGGCTTCAACACCATTTACATATAATCTAATTCTATTATTGGCTGTAGCTTGAGTAGTGTCTACTGCAACAATAATATGATACCAAGCGGAAAAATCTCTAAATACTTGAGTTGTTTGTCGCCATGTTTGTGTGTATCCGTTTACATATATTTTATCGTAATTAGTACCGCCAAAAGAAATGTAAGTATATGTTGAATCATCTGAGCCACTAACACCGCAACCAAAAAGCATTTGCTCAGTTTGTGAACCACGCTTAACCCAAGCACTCCAAGTCCAAGTTTTTCTATTACCAGCACTAGCTGGAGTTCTATTTAAATAAGCAGAAGCACTACTTCTAAACCTTAAAGATTTAGTTAGGTTATAGCCATCATCTCCAGTAAGGAGTAGATTGTGACTAAGCATTATTTAACATCCGCTACTAGACGAGCAGTAATACGAGTAGCACTTTCTACATAGTAGGCTAAGACATCAACCGCACTAGCAGTTGTAGTTAATGTCGGAGCAGTACCACCAGCAAACTTAAAATTAGAACCATAAGCCAATGTGCGTGAGCCTGTACCATCTTGGGTAATTACAATGACACCAGACTGTCCAGCAGTTAAGTTAGTTGGATTAGCTAAGGTACGATTACCACCTAAAGTAACAGAGAAGTTGTTAGCATTGTTAAAGTTAGGAGTAATTGTTGCGCCATCGGTTAGTGCAGTGATAGTGCCACGTTGGGCTACACTAAAGTTTTGGTTTACATTAAGAAAAGCAGTATTAGCACTATAAGCCTGTACATCTGTGCCAATTACTAAACCTAGATTTGTTCTAGCGTTAGCTGCAGTAGATGCACCTGTACCGCCATCAGCAACTGCTAAGTCAGTAATACCAGTAATAGAACCACCAGTAATAGCAACTGAATTATCTGCTTGTGTAGCAATAGTTCCTAAGCCTAAAGAAGTACGACCTGTAGCAGCAACTAAACCTGTTGCACCCCCATCCCACTTTAGTCTGTCTGCATAAGCAGTATCTGCTGTAGTTCCTTGAGCAGCAGTAGCATATGCTGTAGATGCAGTAGTAGCAGCAGTGCCTAAACCAAGATTAGTTCTAGCAGTAGACGCAGAAGTTAAGTCAGAAAGATTGTTTGCTTTACGTGTAAATAACGTAGTATCAATTGTAGCTGCAGAAGCTGCAGCAGCAGTGGCAGAAGCGGAAGCTGAAGTAGCAGAAGTAGAAGCAGAAGCTGCGTCAATAGTTACCTGAGCAGCTAAGGTACGAACTAATAAAGCTTCACTAGAAGAATCTGCAGTAGCATCACCAGCTCCACCAGCACCACGATAGATAGCCATTATTCAGCCTTAGATTTAGCTGCAGTTTTCTTTTCTTTGATTTCTACAACAGGTTTAACCTCTTCGAGGACCTCTACGTAGCCGGGGTGTTGACGCATAGTACGAATATCGTGTTCTAAGCCAAACTCTACTGTATTGTTTGTTTCAGTACATTTAAAAATTGCCATGTTATATCTCCACAGTTTATTTTAATGCTTTTGGTAAAGCACTAAAGTAAACTGCCCCACTCTTTTGAGTAGGGCAGAACCTAGTTTCTAGGTATTAGGCTGGAACAGCTAGTGCAACAGCAGAACCATCACGCAACTCTTTAACACCGTAGATTGTGTCTGCAGTGAACAAGTTACCGAGGTACTCTTGTTTGTATTGAGTTTGTGAACGAACAGCCATTTGCTCAGCTAAAACTGCAAAGTCACGATGACCTAGCAATGCAATACGAGCAGCGCCTGAACCTGATGTTGTATCAGCGTTAGTAGAAACGAATACTGGAATACCATATACGTTACCAATTTCGCCTGAACGGATTGTGTTATTACCACCAACTTCACCAACAAACGCTTGCTCAGTGAAACGAGCAATACCCATCAAAGTGTTACGTGTTGAAGGAGGAACGATCAAGAAACGACCATCCATTGGTGTATCGTTGTCATCCAAACGCTGGATTGAACGACGAATTGCTGCATCGGTTAAAGCTGCTTCGTTGTTAGAAGCTGCAACATACGCAGTTGTACCGTTTGAACCGAGGTAAGCAGTTGTGTAAGCAGCTGTACCGTCACCACCAGTAACACCACGACCTAATTGGATCAACGAAGTGTCCACTTGACGAGCTAAAGCATAACCAGCGTCATCAGTATAGAACTGACGCATAGAAGCCAAAGCTTGTACGTCAACAATATCTTCGATCAAGATTGAATACTCAAAATGCTTATCAATCAATACGTTGATTTCAGTTGCTGTATCTGTATTCAATGTTACTTGAGTAGATGCAGCTTTTGCGTTAGCGGAACCACGACCCGGTTTAGGGATGTGGAGTGTATCACCTTTTTTGCCTTTGAAAGACAATTTCTTGATGAGGTTAGCAAGAACTAAGTTCTTTTTATAGGTCGCAACTACTTCGTCGGACCAGATTTCTGGGATAAACTTATCGCCAGTTGTTTTTGTTTGATGATCTGTACCTAAAGCCATTTTAAAAATCTCCTAAAATTAAATTAACGGACACGACCCTCGGCATAAGCAGCGTGAATTTCATCTTGCATATCATTATACCTATTAGGATCAGTCATTCTTAAACGAATTAAATCGACACGTTTATAAACAGGTTTGCCTACTTCCCCAGTACCGCCCTTTTGTACTGCTGCTGATCTAAGTTGCTGTGAGCGTTTCTGCTCTTCACCTTTAACTAAGTTATTATCTGCTTGTTGAGATTGTTGAGCTTTCATGCCACGGATAGCGGTGAATGTCTCAAGCAATTCTTCAGCAGAATCAAAATCAAAGTTATTAGCTTTTGTAAATAAATCAATGCGTACTCTAGAGCCCTTTACCCAGTTAGTAAAATCTTCAGAAGAAACTGTTTGTTGAAAATCAGGAAACTTAGCTTGCAGTTGTGCTGCTTGCTGTTGCCTTAAATTCATATCCGCTTGTTCTTTAAGTTGGCGAACAATTGGATTGTTTTCTACTGCGTGATTTACTGCCTTATCGGGATCAGCAAAGTAATCTATCTCGTTATCTTCTACACGTGGCTGCGTGTCTTGCTTATTGGTATTGAGTTGTTGCTTGATTAACTCATCAGCTAGTTTACGAACTTCACCAACTTCCTGAGCCTGTCGTCCAATGAGCTTTTCAGCTTCTTGGTGCATCTTCATGATTTCGTCAAAGGATTTACCTTTGTACTTATCAGGAACTACAGATTCAGTTTCTTGTCCTTCTGGTGCAGTTGCCGAAGTATTATCGGTTGCATCAGTAATGGATTGGTCTAAGCTTGTAATACTACCTTGGTCATCTTGCACTTCAATTAATTCAGCCATGTGTTTTCCTGTCGTAAAGATTGTAGGATGTTTTTAAAATAACTCGGTGGTAACGATCACCACTTATGAGCCATGTTCGGCATTTTGTCTCTTCTCCTGTTGCAGCTTCTCAGCTCTAACCCTAGTCCATCGGTCATAAGCACCGACATATAGCCCACTAAATGGCTCTAAATAGATGCCAGTGGGGGAGATGATACGAGTTGCCATCTCGTCACACTCACGACACTGAGAAGTTTTTACCGTTTCATCAACGAACTGCTCAGTAACATGATCTTTGGTACACCTAAATTCGTATAAACGTCTAGGCATACTCTAATTCTTTCTGGTCCTGCTGTAGTTGGTCGTAGACTTCTGCAGAAGCATCTCGAAGGTTTTTGATCCAATTAAGGATTGACATTTCACCTTTTTTAAAATGCAGTTGCTGCTCTGTGTCTACACCAGCTAGTGTATTTGTTGCTTCAATCATGATTTCTAGGTCTTCAAGGAGGTCAACCCATCCTTTAGTAGCCATCATGGAAAATCTATTCTCGTAATAGTCTTGTAATTCTTTGTTCATTTCTTTTTCCTTAACAAGTGGAGAAATGTATTTATAGTTTCTGCAATGATACTATTTTACCACAGTTTTGTCATTTTGTCAAGGACTTTTTTTGAAATATTATTCAAGTCGTTCCATCGTTACAGATTGAACAATCCAACCTTCGTTGGCTACACCAGTAGTAACCCTAAATCTTAAATCTAGCGTTTGTGCTCCAGCAGTTACCGCAGTAGAAGCTGGGACAGCGTTGTCTACCGCCAAAGCCGTTGCTGATGCAATCCTACTTAATAGTGTTCCAGCCGTCCAAATAGCCGTTGTAGAAGAAGCCGTCAAAGTAAACTCAACTTGCCATTGAGTTGTTTGAAGTGTAGAAACTAATACAGAGGGTGTAATAGCTACTAACTGTGTTGTACCCCAAAAACAAGCTACTTGTGCTGTTCTAGCAGTTGCATTGTTTCTTGCATCAAACTGACCAAAAGCCCTAATTCTCCAAGTAGAGCCTACAGCAGCAGTTTGAGAAACTAAAGTAAGCCCACCTGTTGTAAAGGTGGCTTGGTTAGTAATTGAAGTGTTAGCAGTTCTTCCTGCATTTCTACCTAATACGCTGGTATCAGTAACTGAAGTGCAAGCAAGGGAAGTAAATGCTCCTGTGTTTGCAGAAGTACTTCCAATGGCTGGCGGGCTAGATAAATTAAGAGTACCACCAAGCGTTAAGTCTCCGCTAGCTGTAACTGTTCCTGTAAGTGTTAATCCATTAACTGTACCTGTGCCACCTACAGAAGTAACTGTTCCTTGAGGATTAGATGCTGTTGTAACACTAGTTACTTGTCCTTGTGCATTAGTTGTAATGACAGGAATTAAAGTGGCAGAACCGTAAGTTCCAGCAGTCCCTGTATTAGTAATGCTAAATTGATTGGTGGCAAGAGTTAGTCCTGTACCAGCAGTATAAGTTTGAATTGCAGCAAATTGTATAAAAACAATAGCAGTTGTACCGATAGTAATTGGTAATGGTGTCTGTTGAACCCATGAAGTATTAGCGTTTGTTGTACCTGATATAACAAGTAACAAATCTCCTTGATCTACTTCGTTTGTTCCTGACCCACTTGAATCATAGTCTATTGCCCTAGTTAAAATGTAAGGCAAAACACCACTACCAACTTGAGTTACAACATACACACCGTTATTTGCTTGTGTTACTTCGTTTTTAACTAGAATACGATTGCCGACTGCTGGAGTTGAACCATCAATAGATAATGCGCCACTAACTGCTGCTGTAAGGGTAGCCCCTATACCACTAGCTCCATTGTTGTAAGTATTGGTCGATAATTCAGCAGTAGTTGCATAGTTACAGGCTGCATGGAAGTTTACTCCAGATGCAATACTGTCAGCATAGGACTTATTAACAATATCTGTACTAGAACTAGGAGCAGTTGAAATAGTTCCTGTAGTCAGAGCAACAGAAGTAATGTCTGTATTTGCTCCTTTAGCAGCTTTATTATTAAATGTAGTCCAATCAGTAGCAGATAAATATCCATCTACAGTTGTAGTAGCTTTAGCCATGCTAATTGCAGGAGTATTACCACCACTAGAAACTACAGGGGCTGTTCCTGTAACGCTAGTAACTGTGCCACCGCTTGATGGGCTAGTATTAGTTACAGTAAAGTTAGGATAAGTACCAGTAACGCTAATACCTGTACCGTTTGTAAAAGCGACTGTTTGGTCAGGCGCAGTGTTGGTAATGTTTAAAGTACCGCTAGTCGTAATTGGACTACCTGTAATACTAATTCCTGTACCAGCCGTCGCAGCTACAGAAGTAACTGTACCGCTTCCTCCACCACTTCCAGCAGCAACCCAAGTAACATCATAGTCAGTATTACTAACTTTAGCTAATACTTGACCAGTTGATCCACCAACTACTACACCATTACCGTTACTACCACGTAATCCTTGAGGACCTTGATCGCCTTTGGGACCTTTAACTTCTTTTGTAGTTTTTAATGTTGAACCGTCTGTTAAAGTAACACGAAGAGTATCGTCAATGTCTATTTCAATATCTTGGATGCTTACACCGTTGTCTCCATCCTGTCCATCTTGACCGTCTTTACCATCAGTACCGTTTTTACCGTCTTTTCCAGCTAAACCATCTTTTCCTTGGTCGCCTTTAGGTCCTTTGTCTCCTGTATCGCCTTTAGCACCTTGTGGACCAACAATAGTTTCAATACGAGATACTTCAGTAGAGAGTTCAGCAAGTTTTTGATCTAAAACTATGCCTAACGTCTCTACTTTTGTTTCAACAGATACGTCAGCTAACGTAAGTTCTTTAAAATTCATTATTAAGCCTGAAATTTAGCTTTGAATTCCTGATCTCTAGCGTCTTTTGCTTTTTTATCTGTCATTTGTAGCGTAACAACGTCCATATTGTGATTAATTTCTTTTTCTTTCAACGCTAACTCAGCAATCTTGATTTTCTTATCAAATTCAGCGTCAGAACCAGAGTTTCTAGCAATATTTCCAATCATTTTAGCTTCAGTTTCAGCAGGTAAAATCTGAGTTTCAACAATAGTTTTGTTAGCATCAGCGTTAGCTTTCTTGGTTTGTGCTACATATAGTTCCAAAGTTGCTTTAGCTGTAGCCATTGCCATCTGTTGTTGCTCTTGAGCTGCTTGTTGAGCTGCTGGATCAGGCTGTGACATCTTCTGTAGCTGTGCAATGATGTCATCACGATTAGAAAGACTGGATGACTGAACAATACCTTGTAATAACACAGGAGTAATTGGACTATCAGGTCCAAGTGTTTGCATTAAACCAACCATCTGTTGCTGTTCGTACTCTCGTGCAACCATACCCATTGTAGATATAGGCATAAACTTAAAGTCTTTTACTGGATAACGTTCAGGATCGAACTGCATAAATCTCCATGCAGCACGTTCAATGAATGGAATTAGAAAGTCTTCTTGGAAGTTAATAAGAGCACGTTTGTTCTTCTTCATCAACCCTGACAAAGCCATGGACAAACCAGCACCAGAAGCTTCTCCACCAGCTACTGAGTTTGGCATAGATGAGCTATCCAATGTGCCAGTAGCAGCTAGTAACATTTGCTGGAATGCTGTAGCAGTCTGCATGTTACCACCATCGGTAGAACCAAACTTGAATGGCATCATAATCTCAGCAGGATTACCGTTAACAAGGAAGTTCTTACCCGGACGTACTTCATACTTAGCACCACGTGGTAGACGAGTTGCGTCCATAGCCATCATAGGAGCTGTTGTCAGGGCTAAAGAGTCTAGGTGACTACGAATCTGTGCGTCAAGGGCTTTTTGCATATTGTAGCCCTTCTCAATGGTTCCACGACCCCAGAAACGACCCGGCATAGAATCTGCCTGATATGCAACTACAGGACGATCCTTCATCATATAAGGAGACTCTTCTGCTTTGAGCAGATACTGGTTATCGGCAATTACAACTACAGCTTCAACCATGTCTGAGTAGTCGTCAGCAACGCTATCTTCAGGGAACAATTCCATTGCTTCTTCTTCAGCTTCTTCTAAGCCGTTTAGCATAGAACGTGGAATTAAACCGTAGTAACGAATTACAGGGATTTTATCTGAACGAGAGATAACGTCTTCTTGTGTCGACTCTAGTCTAGTAGAACGATAGCTAGGAACTACATCAACTTTACGATAGATACCTTTTTCGATACCCTGTACAATTGTGTAGTAAGACATATACTCTTCAATAGCTACACCTAAAGACTCGTCTACAGTTTCAGCATTAGGATCAATGAGGAAGTTACGTGGGTTGATAGCATTCAAGCCAACCATGAACTGCTTCTTCTCCATTGTCCCAATAGCTGCAATATTCGCTCCGGGGATAGGCTGAGTAGCAGGAGCTAGGATTGTTTGTTCTTCAATAACAATCTCACCAATACCTGTACCATACATCTCACCTAGGAGAATAATATTGTCAATAGATTTTTTAATTTTACTACGACGGAAATCTTCGTGCATCTGACGACGCATAAACTGAATGTCTGATTTATCTTCATCATTGATGTCATCTTCGATGTCAAACCAATCACCACGACCAAAGATAGCTTCAGAAATCTCTGCTTGCTTAGACTCAACTGCTTGAGCCATTGCAGGAGTAATTAACTGTGAACGCTCTGATTCACGAGTCTTGTCTGCCGGATCCCAGATACCACGGAAGAGACGCTCATACTCTTCCCAATAGATTACATGGTTTACATCACGATGGTTTCTCCACTCATCACAATGCTCAAGAACAAAACTAACTAACTCTTTGTCAGCATCTGTTTCGTTTACAAATTCATTCTTATCGATGTTTTTGTCGATTAACGGATCACTCATGTATTAGTCTTCCAGTGTTGATTTGAAGGGGTCTTTATAGCTAGGATTAGTTTCTTTGGTGTATTCCATTTCTACTTCTGTGTCATCGGTTATTGGACCACCAACAAGCCAAGCACTACAGGTACGAGAAGCAGCACATTTGAAATCAAATAATTCACAATAGCCTAAACCAGCACTATCAACTACATCTTCAGCATAGCTGTCTTTTTCAGCGTCAATACCTTTGCGTATACATTCCATCATTTCAGAAGTCTGGATAAACGCAGAACAGTTACCACAACGCATTGTTTTAGCTTGATCTGGAGTAGTGTTCCACTCTTTAGCTCTATCAGCCCAAAACACTTTGTTAGGCTCGTTAGGGTTTGCAGGACCGTATCCTACGTTCTTAAATGCCCAATCACGGTTCTTTAGGTTTTCTTTTACGTTGTGAGTAGCGATAGGACAGCTCATGTTAGTATCCACTGATTATATCCATAGGTTCATATTCATCGGAGTTATCGTCTGAGAAGTAAGACGTAACCGCTAGTTGGTCAATGTAGCTTAAAGAATCAATCAAGTCATCATGCACTTGTGGTGTCGGGAACATTAGGAACTCATCCTTAAAATCATCCCAATCTTCATCTTCGTTAAGGACAACCTTACCATGTTCAAAACGACCTTGTAATGCCCATATCACACGTTCAGTCTTTTTCTTATTACCATGTGTTAAGTCTTGAATATGACAGTACACATTGTTAGACCTCATCAGATCGCTTAGATAGGGCAACACAGCGTTCTTAAGACTTCCTCGCTCTATTCCTACTGCTAATGGTTTAAACTCTGCTATGTTCTTTAGAATGCGTCTGGCAGTGTCTTGAATATCCCACCGTCCAGTTTCTATCTTTTTAACAAACCATTCACCTTCGTCGTCAACTTTAACCACAGCGATTGCAGTTTTGTCCAAACGTTTCTTACGCTCTGCTGAATTGTTGATGTTTTCAAAGCCAGCCAAGTCAATAGCGATGTAATATGCTCCATAACTAGGTTCTTCTCCATATTTTAACCAAGCTTCTCTAAATACATCTGTACCAGCATTATCAAAACTAGCTTCGTACTCTTGCTTAAAAGCAAAAGAACTTAAACTCTTTCTTGCACCTTCAATCTCATCAGGATCAATTAAAGGATTGTCCTTGGTAGTAAAGTGCCAAGACTTCCAATCTGTGTCTTCACCTTCAAGACCGATATTGTACATATCGTAAAACCAGTTACGTCCCTTTGGTGTTCCAATAAACAAGGCAGAACCTTTTTTATCAGAAAGAGAAGCACGTAAGACCTTCTCCCAAGTTTCACTCTTTATGTCGGCAACCTCATCAAGTACAAGATATGTGAGACTAACCCCTCGTAAAGTATCTGGGCGATCACTTCCTCGGACATAGATTTTAGCTCCATTGACCAAGGTGATGTCCATGTTGTTAACGTGGCTGGATACAATTACATCTCTCCCTAAGTCCATTAGGACATCCCAAATAATCTGTCTTGCTTGTCCTTGCGTTGGAGCTACGTACATTACCGCAGAACCTTTAGGACACTTCAAACCTTCAACAATTAAGCTGATCGCAGATAGTCTCGACTTACCGCAGCGACGACCAGCAACAATTACCTTGAATCGGCTTTGATCTTTGTAGACCTCCTGCTGCCAAGGCAACAACTCAAAATCAAGCTTCATGTCGATTATTCTCTACTTCATCGACATATTCATTTTCCATGTCTACTTCATCGACATAATCTACAGCTTGTTCTATCTTAGCTTCACCAATACCAGTGATGTTAATCTGAATGGCACTGCGTTGACCTTTAGCATCTTTCTCAAACATGGACAATGGTAGGATTCTATCCATCGCCATCTTCAATGCAGCCATCTGTCCGGGATGGTCATCATTCTGACCTATCTGGATAATCTTTTCAATGACAGCACTACCTGATGTCCCTAAGAGTCTTTGTTTAAATTCTGCTAACCTTCCGGTATCGTTTTTAGGACGACCCATTGGTAGTTTAGCTTTCTTCAAATCCTCTTTACGAGGACGACCCATCTTAGCTTTAGGTTTTACGACAATATCCGACATCAAGACCTTTCAGGTTGTTGTTCATTTTTGAACAGCCCTACTATACTTTAAAGTTAACTTATAGGAGTATTTCTTTATTAGTTGTTTTACTTAAGTTGTTTTAACTTAGTTAGTTATAACAATATAAGATAAAACACCCTTAGTGTTTTTCGTCTAAGTAAAACATCCTTAGTGTTTTAACTGACAAGATTCTCCTTAGATACTATTATAACACTTCTTTGTCTCTTTGTCAATACCTTTGTAAGATTTATTTAGTATGTCTTCTCTTAGTAGCCCCTTCGGGGAGCACACCTAGGACATCTTAGTTAGCCCTTCGGGTGAGCATCTCCGACACATCACTTATACAATACTTCTTTTTATTAACGTTTCATGCACTTTATAGCTTTATGTCTTTGATTACATTGAAGATTCTTTATTGTCACGTTAGAGGGTACTTTCTTTGCTTTTTAGTTACTTTATAGCACATGGTCTATTTTCTTTTTTAGGTGCATTAGAGGGTTCCGTTAAAGAATTCTTTGAAGGTCACCCTCCCCCCGTCTAAGTTAGTGAGTGTTCACTTCAAAGGACTCCAAAGGTTAGTAAGTACTCACTAGCTACTGACTCTGTCCCCATT